GCGATGGTGTTAGCGCACTTGTTGCTGGTGACTTGTGGCTAGACAGCAGTGACTTAGAAAACTATCCAAAACTTTATCGTTACAGTGGTACTGCTTGGGTGTTGATTGACAACACAGATCAAACAAGTCAAAACGGTATTTTGTTTGCAGACGCACGTTGGGATACAACTGGTACTACAGATATTATTACAGGTAGCCTACCAGCAATCACAGACTTGTTAGCAAGTGATTACATTGACCAAGACGCACCGGACTATAGACTTTATCCACGTGGTATGCTAATGTTCAACATGCGTAGAAGTGGTTACAATGTTAAACAGTATGTAAACAACAAGTTTAACGCAACTGCATTTCCTGATTTACCAGCAGTTCCGGGCGCGGGTAGTGTACTTCCAACCATTAAAGACACATGGCAAACAGCTAGTGGTTTAGCAACGACTGGTGCTATGAATGCAGGCCGCAAAGCGCAACGACAGATGGTTGTAGCCGCAATGCAGAGTGCAGTAACAGCAAACACAGAAGTGCGTGAAGATCAATATTCTTATAACATTATTACAACACCAGGTTACGAAGAGGTTATTGATGAAATGGTCGCACTAAACAACGATCGCAAAAATACAGCGTTTGTTATTGGTGACACTCCATTACGTTTGGCACCAAATGCTGTTGATATTGCCAACTGGAGTAACAACACCAACGGTGATGGACTAGCAACTGCAGATCCATACTTAGGTGTTTATTATCCAGCAGGTCAAACTAGCGATTTGCAAGGTAACACAATTGTAGTTCCTGCAAGTCACATGGCATTGCGCACAATGATCTTTAACGATAACGTGGCATATCAGTGGTTTGCACCAGCAGGTACAAGACGTGGTTTAGTAGACAATGCTTCAGCTGTTGGTTATATTGACTCAGCAACAGGCGAGTTTGAAACTAACAGTATCAGAGTAGGGTTGCGTGATACACTGTACGAAAACAAGATTAATCCAATTACCAATTTACCAGGTGTCGGACTAGTTGTATTTGGACAGAAAACACGTAACGCAACTGCAAGCAGTCTTGATCGCATTAACGTTGCACGCCTTGTTAACTATCTTAGAACAACACTTGCAAGAGTTGGTGACGGCTTCTTGTTTGAACCAAATGATAAGATTACACGGGATCAAATCTCAAACATCATTAGTGGTGCAATTAACGACTTAGTTGCAAAACGTGGTGTGTTTGATTACTTGGTAGTGTGTGATGATTCAAACAACACTCCGACACGTATTGCACGTAACGAGTTGTATGTTGATATTGCTATTGAACCAATGAAGGCAGTTGAATTTATCTTCATTCCAATTAGACTTAAAAACCCAGGTGATATAGCCGCAGGTAATTTATAATAGTAGTATATAATGGAGCCTTCGGGCTCCATTAGTAACATGGGTATTTTCGATAAATACTTATAACAGGAGAACATAATATGGCAATATCGTCATTAAACAAATTTACAGTACCTTTGAGTACAGACCAGAGTGCAAGTACTCAAGGGTTATTAATGCCAAAGATGAAATACCGCTTCCGGGCGATATTTGAAAACTTTGGTGTTAGTAGCGAGAAAGTAGAACTTACAAAACAAGTAATGACTATCGGCAGACCAAATTTAAACTTTAGCCCAATTACACTTGATGTGTACAACAGTAAAGTAAAGTTGATAGGTAAGCCAGAATGGCAGGACATTTCAGTTTCATTGCGTGATGATGCAGGCGGAAACGTTAGCAAACTGGTAGGCGAGCAAATTCAGAAACAATTCGACTTTGCAGAACAAGCATCAGCAAGTTCAGGTATTGATTACAAATTTGTTCTTAAGTTTGAAATGCTAGATGGTGGTAACGGAGCAAACGAAGCCAATGTACTAGAAACATGGGAACTTTATGGTGCGTTAGTTAGTCAAGTTAACTACGGCGATATGGACTACAGTTCAAATGATCCTGTACAAATTGATTTAACAATCATGTATGATAACGCAGTCCAGACACCGACTGGTACAGGCGTAGGATCATCAGTAGGAAGAACTTTAGGCACACTAGTTACAGGTGGTGGTTAATATCTAAAGTAAACAACAAACAATACCCGGACAAAAAATCCGGGTATTTTTTTGGAATAAATACCTTATAAGGTTCCTTCTATGCCAAATATATTTGATAATTTTTTAAAGCAACTAGGTACTGGCGACACAGTCAAAGACTTTAAACACGCCAGTAGACTAATGGTTACTGACAACTTTAGGTTGTCCCCCAAGTACACTTGGCTATATCATGTGTTTTTTGACTTTTCTAGTATAGCATCGTATGCTAGGACTAAACAATTGGAAACTGGCATGTTAGTTAAGTCAGTGACCTTACCAAGATACACAGTCGATAACAAACAGTTAAACAGTTACAATAGAAAAGATATTGTACAAACAAAACTTAGATACCCGTCTATAGATATAGAATTCCATGACGACTCTGCTGATATAGTTAGACACTTTTGGTTCGATTATTTGACACATTATTATCGAGACACAGATTTGGGTTACACATCGTCGTCTGGGTCTGAGTCAGGACAAATTAATCCTACATACTACAGAAATTCTAAGTATAGACCGAGATTAGAGGGCGGCGAGGTCTTTGTGCCAGGATTAGCGGAAGGTGGCACAGGGTTAAACGATTTTGGTTACAAACCGCGAAAAACAAATCAGTTTAGTACCGCACAATATCTTAATGCTATTAGAGTGTATAGCTTACATCAAAAAAGATTCAGCGAATATACTTTAATAAACCCTATTATAACGTCTTTCCAACACGGCACGCATGATTCTAGTACAAATGGAACAATGAGGCACAGAATGACCGTAGACTTTACTTCAGTGCTATATGCAACCGGAGACGTCAATTCCTCAACAGTAGTTGGCTTTGGTGATTTACATTATGACAAGGCACCAAGTCCACTTACACCACAAGGCGGCGGCGTAGAAAGTATATTAGGCCCGGGAGGTTTTGTTAATGCAATTGACACAATACTATCTGAAAGTGGCATAACTGGTGACAGAGGAACAGATGCCGCTGGTATAGGCAGTGCATTGTTTACAGCGTTTAGGACTGCTCAAAATTTGAAAAATAATAATACAGATCTAAAGGGATTAGCAGAAACAGAACTAACACAAAGAGTTAAAGATATTCTAAGTGGGCAAGATCCAAGGAATACTGTGTTCGTACCAAGTAATAATTCTGAAGAGTTCAATGATGCACAAACACAAATTAGACTAGACAATCCAACAGCACGACCGAGTAATCCTGGATTCAACAATTTAGTAAGCAACGGTACACCACTAGGTGGATTGACCGATGTATTCCAGTCAGTAACTTCACCGATAACAGGAACTCCGGGTTTTGGTGCTAATTTCCCTTTCATAGAAAGTCTTTCTTCAGCGGCTGGCGACATTGCTGGTACAACTAATCTTAATCAAGTAATAGATTTAACAAAAAATGTAAGCGGATCCACAGTGTCTGCAACCGATCAATCAACTACCCCAGTTAACAGTGGGTTCTTTGGCAGAATAGCATCTGTGGGACAAGGTTTGGCTAGTGATGCGCAGGCACTGTTTAGCCAACAAAGTAGAGCTGCCAGCGGCACAACTAAAATTGTCCCACAGAGTCTCAACGATACAACATTTACTACAGGTACAAACACTGTAACAAATAGTATTAATGCACTTAAACGTACTCCTTTCGGAGGTAAAATAATTTCATCAACAGGATCTAACACTACACAAGATTTGCAGTCAATGATAGATTTGGCAAGTGAGCGAGGACAAAAATTTGTTGATACAGGTAATATCAATGATCTAGTTCCAAGTGGAACAAGATTTGGCAGGGATACAAATCCAGAGGACACTGCATAATGACAACTGCAAACAGTGCTATATTTTCTTCTTCAATTTTTGGAAACAGCAGTGGGAACACCGCAGTTGACTTGTCTACAGTAGATACAACTACACAAGAAAAATATTTTGCACAAGGCACTGCTTATAAGATAGAAAATACAGTGCCTAGTGTTCCAAGTAATCAACATGTTGCAAAGGATAACTAATGCCAACTTTAGTAAAAACAAAAAATAATCCCACGAATCTCGGAGCAGTTAATTTAAATGCGATCGTACAAAAAAACATAGAAAAGTATTTTAATAACTTTTCAGAAATTCCTGTAGAAGTAAGCAGTAATGTTGACAGTGCTATCGTTGGATTTTTTGAAACTGTAACAACGACCAAGGAATCTGCAAAAGCATTGGCTAGTGCTGTAATTTACACTAGTGTAAAACAAGGACTTAATCCAATGGAAACTTTAAAAGAATTTCAAAAGATTCCTGCAGGCGAGTTAGATGCTTACACTGCAATGTTTTTAAACTTTGACAGAGTAGGTACGAGCTTTCTTGGACTTAGTAATGCGCCAACAATTAACAAATACGTACAACGATCAATATTGCCATGAGCTCCAAGTACCACAACGGATTCTATCAAGTAAAGAATGCGTCAAAATATGTAGGCAAAAAAACACCACAGTTTAGAAGCGGGTG